TCACTCTGCCAGATGGCGCAATGCCATCTGGTATCACTTAAAGGTATTAAAAACAACTTTTTGTCTTTTTACCTTCCCGTTTCGCTCAAGTTAGTATAAAAAAGTTGAATGTGAAACGGTAAAAACAATTAATATCAACGTCTTATAACTGATTCAGTCTAAATAATAGACTACAAAATAAGACAAAACACAACATATCCAGTCACTATGAATCAACCACTTAGATGGTATTAGTGACCTGTAACAGAGCATTAGCGCAAGGTGATTTTTTGCCTTCTTGCGCTAATTTTTTGTCAACACACTGGGTTAGCTTAATTTACAACCATGCTCAGTATCTCGATAAGCGCAGAGAAATGATGCAGTGGTGGGCGAACTGGCTTGATGAAAAGGTGGAGTGATCCACCTTAACCACTATCGAAGAGCACAAAACCTTGCAATCCAGTACAAAGCTTTGTTTGTCTCAGTTTTGTCTCATCAACCACAGCAAGTCATCGATCGATTGAGACTTGGATGATAGACTTCATGCCTTTGATTATTAGCTGATAGAAGAAATGTTAAAGCTATTTGCAAAGTACACCTCGATTGGTGTGCTGAACACACTTATACACTGGGTGGTTTTTGGTGTATGTATCTATGCCGCGCATACCAATCAGGCTCTGGCAAACTTCGCAGGTTTCGTTGTGGCTGTGAGTTTTAGCTTCTTTGCGAATGCAAAATTCACATTCAAAGCATCAACTACAACGATGCGCTACATGTTATATGTCGGGTTCATGGGAACACTGAGTGCTACTGTTGGATGGGTTGCTGATAGATGTTCACTTCCTCCAATTGTCACTCTTGTTACCTTCTCCGCCATCAGCTTGGTGTGCGGTTTTGTCTATTCAAAGTTCATTGTCTTTAGGGATGCGAAATGAAGATATCTCTTGTCGTTCCTGTCTTCAATGAAGAAGAAGCGATACCAATTTTTTATAAAACGGTACGTGAATTCGAAGAGTTGAAGCCATATGAAGTAGAAATTGTTTTCATAAATGACGGAAGCAAAGACGCTACGGAGTCAATCATTAACGCTCTGGCTGTTTCTGATCCGCTAGTTGTTCCGCTGTCATTTACACGCAACTTTGGTAAAGAACCAGCATTGTTTGCAGGGTTAGACCATACAACCGGCGATGCCGTGATTCCAATTGATGTTGACCTGCAAGACCCGATTGAGGTTATTCCTCATCTTATTGAAAAGTGGCAGGCAGGTGCTGACATGGTGCTTGCTAAACGTTCAGACCGCTCAACTGATGGACGGCTGAAACGTAAGACAGCTGAGTGGTTCTATAAATTACACAACAAAATAAGCACCCCAAAAATAGAGGAAAATGTCGGAGATTTTCGACTCATGTCTCGTGAGGTTGTGGAGAACATTAAACTATTGCCTGAGCGCAATCTTTTCATGAAAGGCATACTGAGCTGGGTTGGTGGTCAGACAGATGTCGTTGAATATGTACGCACAGAGCGTGTTGCTGGCATCTCAAAATTTAATGGCTGGAAATTATGGAATCTGGCACTGGAAGGTATCACAAGTTTTTCAACCTTTCCTCTTCGCGTATGGACTTATATAGGCTTGTTTGTTGCAAGCATTTCATTTTTATATGGTGCATGGATGATTATAGACACCATTGTCTTTGGTAACCCAGTACGCGGGTATCCCTCCATGCTTGTATCAATACTTTTCCTGGGTGGAGTGCAACTGATCGGGATTGGTGTTCTCGGTGAATATATAGGTAGAATTTATTTAGAAACAAAATCAAGACCACGGTACTTAATTAAAAGCAGAAAATAACAGGATGATCTTATGAAGATATTCATAATGCGCAATTGGCACAAGATATCAATTTTTATACTTGCATTTACTTTGATTTGGCTTAGACGCATTGACATTTTGACAAATGCCCAGTTTTGGGCTGAGGATGCAGTTTTTTGGTATAAAGATGCATACGAACAAGGTTTTTTCAGTTCACTCATAACCCCAAGAAATGGTTATTTTCAAACAGTATCAACACTCATTGTTGGTGCGACGACATTTATTAATCCAATTTACGCACCATTATTATCAAACTTTTTTGGAATAATAATTAGAGCTATAATTATATGGTTCTTATTTACCGATAGATTTAAATTCCTAAGCACCACATCAAAAATCTTCATCTCTGTATATTTAATTTGCATGCCCGGGCTTGATGAAGTCCAAGCCAATATAACAAATGCTCACTGGTATTTATCATTGTATGTTGCAATGATAATAATATCTGAAGAATCCAAGTCAAAATTATGGAAAGCACATGATTTATTTTTTATAGTATTATCTGGATTGAGCGGTCCATTTATTATATTCATAATTGCATCATCTGTTTTTAAATATTTACACTTATCAAAAGGAGTAATAAGCATAAGAGGTTTATACTTATTTTATACTCGACTGCCATATTTGGCAATGATCTTGTGTGGGCTGATACAGGCAACATCAATAATTCTTACATTTAATGGAACAAGATCACATGCTCCATTAGGATTCAGTTTTGATGTTATGTCATCTATAATATCATCTAATGTATTTCTTTTTTCATTTGTCCCTTGGAATATCGCTAATGCTGGATGGGACAATCACCTTTTATCGTACACACTATCAACTTTAGTAATTACATTATGTGTTTTCATTTATATTAAAGGAAATTGGCAAATGAAAGTGTTTGCCACCCTTCCAATACTTATTGTCGCATTTTCTATGGCAAAACCTCAACTGGCAGATTCTGTTCCTCAACTGCCAACACTTGCAACCGGAAACGGGTCAAGGTATTTTGTAAATATTCATATTGCAATTTTTTCATTAATATGCGTTTGTTTGTTTCAATGCATAAAGAATAAAACCTTAAAAATATTCTTTAAAATCTATGTTTCAGTCATCCTTATTGCAATGATAAAATTAAACTTTTTTATAACCCCTCTTCCTGACATGAACTGGTCTCAAGGAGCAGAATTAATAAATAAAGCAAAACATGGAGAAGCCGTCTCATTTACAGTGCTCCCTCCATGGTTAACTCTTGATTTAATAAAAAAATAAAACTTCACATTAATAAATAACAATGAATCCGCCTCCCTACGTATTCCCGTAGGGAGGCTGTCGTGTTTATAGTAGCCTGGTAATGCTAAATGCAAACGAACTAGAGATTCCTGCTCCGCTAAGCGTATTGCGCAGGGTCACCCTAAATGTATCTACACCAATATAAGTAACATCACAACTAACTGAATCAGGCGCAGATATAGGTGTTATCTGAACCACATAACCATTAGTAGCTGCTGCGAGCGGATGAGAAAACGTTACATCATACACACCAGTAGCATGCGCGTTAACGGATGAAACACCCGGCGCAATGTCTACACTACCATTGGCGTTAATTCTCCCTGAGCGCGTAACTGACTCTGCAGAAACCGATGTGGCCTTACTGGTTATTTCCATAAAGGTGCAACCAATATCGATCAATTCGCAATTGTTCCCTGTTATCCAGTATGGTCGATCTGCACTTGGCTGATAATCCCCTGCGCTCTGGAACGTTGTGCCATTGAGTAAGACTATAACTTTTCCCCCACCTGAGCTTGTTACTTGTATATTCGTGTGCGTGTAGCGTTCACTGCTCACGCGATGAAAATTTCCACCGTTTATAACTACCGTTACAGGTCGCGTCCCAGTATTATCTATAGCAAGGTCTGCCCCCCCGGCATTAGCCTCGAAGTATGGGTTGTTTAACACCAAAGCACACGAACCGTTAAGGCCATTTATGGCTAATTGCGCACCACCTGTACCGGAATCCCCCTGAGTACCATTTCCTTCACAAGTCAGGCTGTTGATAGTAGTTCCTGCCCCCCATCTATCACCAAGTATACCCCATTGTGTATTCTGGCTTGCAGTTAATCGGTTAACTGTAATGGCATTAAGCTCTGACCCTTCACTGGAGTTAAGTGCGCGCCAGCCAATACGATTTGCCTGCAGGTACACATTATCCAATTCAGAAGTCAATACAGCGTCTGTTCGTAAACCTTCGCCGTTGGTATGTCCGTAAGATACTATATTCTCTAACTTGGCATATGCTTTCTTGGTTACGAGAAGACCGTAAGACGTTGCTGAGCCTTTAAGCGTAATATTTCCGAGATAATCATACGCATGTACTCGCTGTGTGCCACCAACTGTATCACCGAGCATCTTTAAGTTGAAATCCGAGGCATGGCAGTTAAATATCGTTTCTGCCATATTTTCTCCGGAATAATGAGCACGGACTCCTGTCGAACCAATAAATTTAGCGTCATAGTTGCCGTAATCGAGAACGAGTGGTGACGCGATATCGTACACCCCTTGCTTTATTTTTAATGTTCCACCGAAAGGCCACGATGTAAGCGGGTCTTGATATATTTCATTTTTTATTGCAAATAGCTCATCTTGAAGATTTTTCCCGCTATTAGTGCCAATGTAAGTAGCCCCTTCATCAGATTGAAGTAACTGCAGAAGCTGTTCAGGGTCATACTTCAGCAAATTCGGAAAATAGAACTGTTGCGAACCATACGCATCATATACAGCCATTGAATGGCCTTGCTCAGTTACAAATTTGGCAATCTGCCCGTTGTACACAGGATATCCGGCAGCATTGATAACAATTGGCTGAGAAACAGGGACGTGAGATCCGTCTTCCTTCTCTACATAAACCTGAATCTGGTTTTCAGTATTTACCGGGTCAGTGTCAATTTTTCCGATATAAATTTTGCCATTGGCTACGGCTTTAAAAGAACGCGCCATAGTGAAGAGTTGCGAAGGCATGCTTACCACAATATTTGCGGTGATATCTGACATTTCATTGCTCCAGACGAATGATATGATGCAACCATGATGTGATTGCATACCGAAATGGTACTATTGAGTATTTATCCAGTAAGTTACGATGCCATTCCACCCAATTGGTGAGGCATCAAGGATGTACAGCAAATACGACGAGGCGCAGTTTCACTTGAGACTTCCGCATGAACTCCACGCGAAAATTAAGCAGCGTGCGAAGATGAATAACAGGTCTCTGAACTCAGAGATAATTGCAGCGATTGAAGAATCACTGGATAAACAAAACTCTGCATCAGTTTACATTGACGATGCAGAGCGTATGGCAGAACAACAATCCGATATGGTTAAGAAAATTGTCTTTGATACGCTCAAAGAGCTATATAAAAAAGACAGCAGCTAACCATCAGTTACGGAGGATTTATGCAAAGAGATATGCTGAATATTGCGTTCTACATATTTGGTTTTTGCACGTTCCTGGTGTTTGCGAAGCTATTCTGACAACGCATCAGACTTGGCACCCTGAGTCAGGGCGTTAATGGCCTTTTGCGCCTGCTGCATGGCTTTCTCAAACGCTGTTGATCCGCGTGGGGTGTTTGCCATTCGGAGCATTGCATTTCTGAATGGTTCGCTCTCATAGGCGCGAGTAAGAAGTCCGTAGCTTACTGCTGCGCCAGTTGTCGCCGGGTTCATTGCCGTCCCATACCCGATAATGAACGGGATGGTTTGCTGCCCTGTTGGTGTTGTTACTGCCGCTTTTGCTGCCTGCTGAGTGGACTGAAGGTAATTTTTCAATCCTTTCAGATAAGCAGCGTCCTGCCCCTTAAATGTGATGCCAGTCTGGTTTTGCAGGATGTTAAGCTGCCGAAGGAACTGGTCAGGGGATCCGCCAGATTTCTCCATCGCCTTTCCAATGATGCCATTGCGCATTTGCACCCTGCCAACACGACCAACTGAGTTATACAGCGTCTTAATTTCCGATTTGTTCTTGCTGAATAGCATGTTGTTGACAACTTCCGGCGTCAGATCGCCTTTCATGAGAACATTCTTCAGCCTGGTATTCTTTAGTTTCGCCGCTTCGTCAGCGTAGACGGCATTGGCCTGCTGATATTTACGGAGAGTATCGTTGCCAAGATTCTGACCAATGGCACCATTGATATCGTCGGTCATCGCCTTGTAAACGCGCTGAATGGCAGCATCGGAACGGTTTGGTAACACTGGTCGCCCACCCTTCACGTCCATTCTGAACTGACTGCGCAGGTCGCTTAATTGCTTCAAATCCAGATTTACCGGACCTTCAGGGCCAGCATTGCGAACAAGCTCATCACGATATGACTGAAGTTTTGAAATTGTCTCGTTATCAGCCACCTTACCAAGCTTCTGCAGGTTAGATATTTCTGTATCAATCTGCTGAATTGCTCGCGCAGGCTGAATGTTTACTCCAGCCATAGCATTCTGAACCTGCTCCAGTCGATTACCGGCGGCACGACGAATTCCTGATGTTTTCGCTTTAAGGCTGTCAATAACAACCGCTGGATCATACTCCCCGAATTTATCAGCAAATCTCTGCACCAACTGGCTTCTCGCTTCCTGTTGCGTTGCTCTCATTCCGCTTGTTCCAGCCAGAGGGATATTTTCTGCTGTAGTCTGCGCCATTTTTCCGACGCGGGAAGTTGGTTGTAACAGGTCTGTGGTGTGCAGAGGAACTCCTTCACGCTCTGCAAATCTGATAGCCTGCTGCGCTTCTGGCGCGATAGCGCCACGAACGCCACGATAAGCAGCACCTAATCCACGTCCGGCAGCGTTAATAGCACCGCCAGCAAGTACACCAACGCCTAAATCGGTGGCGAGTGCTTCTGCATCATCTTTCGCACTATTTGCAGCAAGTGATCCAACTGCGTTTTCTGCCAGAAGGCGAGTTGCCCCCTGAGCGATTCTACCAGCGAGTGTTGGTGCCTGTGTTGCCGCTCTCTCAATGCCAGCAGGAGTGAGGTAAGGCAATGCTTCAGCAAATACCCTTCCCTCTGTCGTTTGTGGAGTCAGCGCGCCTTGCTGAAGGCCAAAGTCCTGCTCTAATCCCTGCGTTGTTACTCGTGGCGCTGGTTGATATGTACCATCTCCAATACCGAGTTTACCGCCAGCCCAAGCCGCCGCGCTTGTTACAGCATCAGTGAGTTCAGCAGGTATGTTCGCTACGTTGATTCCTGCCTGTAGTAAGCCGCGCCCGGTTTCAGCAAGTCCATTACCAAGGTCAGACATTATTCCGCCTTGCTGCTGAACAGGTTTCGGTGCGACAGAACTTACGGGTTGAGGTGGCTGCTGACTGGCTGCCTGCTGCTCAATCTGAGCAAATGGATTATTTGGGTCTGACTGCACACCTGATGCCGATACTTGTTCGGATGACTGTACTTCCAGTTGTGCAAACGGGTTGTTAGGGTCTTGCTGAGGATGTACCTTTGCAGAGGTGGCGCGCTGTTCGACTGTTGAGTCTGTCACCGGGTCACCCGCCCATTGAGCAAAGCGATCATCAACGTAACCGCGGCCTTCAGGTCCTGGCGTATATTCACCACGCTTTGCCTTCATAACGTTGCCGGGACCGTCGTGATAAGCCTGAAGAGCGTCACGCCAGTTACCAAACTGCTGGTACATCTTTGCCAGATAGCGCGCGCCAGCGTCAGCCTGATATTCGGGGTTTTGCATTTGCTCATCGGTATAACCCATATCACGCCATGTCCCAGGCATGACCTGAGTCAATCCTACAGCCCCGGCGGAGCTTACTGCGGCAGGGTTGTAAGAAGACTCCTTGGCACCCAGTGCAGTCATCAACCCTTCTGGCACACCGTAACGTGCGCCAGCCTGCTCTAACAAATCACGGTAATTAGCCATTTACTGCCCCAAAGATGGAAGATATCCGTAGCGATTAATGAAGTCGATTGACAGCTCGGGGTGCTGCTTCAGGTAATCTATAGAAGCCTGAGGCGCTTCCACTCGCTTGATACCGTTTTGCTGAACGTACTTACCAACCGCCTCATTACGCTTCTGGTTGAGCGTGTTCAGGATGACGCCAGCGTTGCGACGAAAGGACTCCTCGCTCTGCGAGTTCTGCAGCGAACCAACAGCCTGGTCGAGCTTTTTGCCCTCGGCATCAGAAAGTGCGCCCATGCCTCGCATGGCCTGAACCGCTGTCAGGTATGCTTGGGATTTAAAGGTATCAAGTCGTGCCTGAGTGTCTGCAGCCTGTGAGCCTGGAACGTTGGGGATTACTCCACGTAAGCCTGTAATGCTCTTAAGTGAAGGAGAACTAACGATATCGTTCAGAGTGAACATGCTGGTTGTGAGGGTGTTGATGCCGTCTTTGTAGCCATCATTTAGCGCTTGCTGCTTCTGCTGCAACTGCTGGTTGTTGGCTGCTATGCGGCTCTGTATTTCCTGGCGCTTCAGGTCGTTAGTTTCTGCTGATAGCATCCGGTCAAGGCGCTTATTTTCGTTGTTAATGCGGTTTGTTTCTGCGTCCAGATTAATGCGCTGCTGACCTAAATTCGCCTGGATATCTTGTCCGCGCATTGTGATTGCCTGATTCCGAGCGGCGGTTTGCGAATCCAGATCCTGACCGCGCATGGTAACCTGGCGACCCTGCATTTTATCCTGTAGGTCAAAGTATTTTTCGGGCCCGAGACTGTTCATCCCCAGGTGATCGACAAATTCGCCGAACTGCCGCGGGTTCTGTTGGTACATCTGAGCGACGTCATGAGGATTAACGCCAACACGAGCTAACTCACCGGCGTTGTTTTGCAGCCATGATTGCATTGCTTCTGGAGACGATGACGCAAGGCGTGCGCCAGCCGCTAAGGTGCCGATAGAATTACGCTGCTCTTCATCAATGAATCCCATGCCTTTACGAACGGATTCAATCTGGTCTGGATATTGAGTAGCCAACTGACGCAAAGCACCGCGATCACCAGACGCATAAGCATTAGCGTACGCCTGCTGAAATTCTTTCTGCCGCTGAGCCTGCTTTCCCTGCTGAAAAACACCCGCAATACCTGAAAGACCTTGCAAAGCAGTCAGCCCAACATTGTTAGCGCCTGAACGCTCAATATCATTGTTCTGCCTGATAAGCTGAAGCGTATTGCCGATGTCATTTACGCTCGGAGCGTTTGAGTTGACGCCGCCGATACCAGCCAACAATCCGCCGTTTGTTCCTTGCCAAGTAGCCATGATTACCCCTTAAAACAACGAGCCAAGCAATCCGATACCAGCACCAATGCCAGCGCCCCAAGGCGTTGATGTTCCCAAAAGGCTGGCAAGACCTGCACCGGCAATCGCACCAGACGTGCCACCGCTAATTGCAGTCTGAAGACTTGATGGTTTATTGGCATTAGCAGCGGCAAGAGCTGCGCTTTGCTGTGCAATGCTGCTCATGTTGTTGGCGTACGTCTGCCCGGCGTTTGCCTGACCTTGCAGCGCACCAAGCCCAACGTTTGCCAGATTGTTGTAATTGCTCATCTGGTTTGATAACCAAGACTGACCGAGTGTCGGCGCGATCGTAGCCAGTTGATTGCTTGTGGCTGTCGAACCAAGTCCTCCAGTAGCCTCCGCAGCAGCAAGACTCTGGTAACGAGCCTGACCTGCAAGGTCTTTATACTGCTGAGAGTTGTAATACTGATTAAGTGCCTGCCCCTGACCTTCTAAACTGGAAAGGTTCTGAAGCTGGTTAACATACTGCTCCGCAAGAGGCGTGAACGGAGCAAGGTTTTTCATGATCGTCTGCCACTGCTGATTTTGCAGGTCTGCGGCATACTTCTGAGCTTCTGCTGCATACTTTGCGCTTTTATCAGAACTGCCACCTTTGCCGCCTTTTTCAGGGCAATAAGGTTCCTCGCCGCGCAGTTTTCTGCCCAGCTTAAATGCATATAACATGGCTATCTCCCGTGATTCAGGAAGTCGATTAGTTCTTCGCGTGTGGCGCTGTAAAACGTCACGTCATCCACGCCTTTGAAGTATTTCTTGATGGTTCCTACACGATTAAGGCCAATCATTGCGCAGTACATCTGCCCGTGGCGGAATTTGCGTGCAGCGAACGATGTGACACACTGAGCAGTGGTGTTAGTCAGAATGTATCGCCAGAACGCCAGCCCGATTTCCTTGCTGAATCCACGAACCTCTGGCAGGTACATGGCGTGGCAATCGAATGTCAGCGGCTGAATCTCCTGATAGTAAACAATGCCGCCGAACTGCCCGTGCACGTTCACCTCAAAGTAACGGCAATCATGTTTATAGTCGTATCCATCACCGTTGTTGCTCCCGGCAATAATGTCAGGGTGATTTCCGACTGCTTCGATCAAGTCGATGTTTCGCGTTGGTTTGAACTGAATCATCACTGCTCCGCGATTATCTTGATGGTTGTGGCAGTAAACGCCGCACCATTTGACTGGATGGTTAACGTACTGCCATTTGTGGCAAGAAATCCGTCTTTATCCACGCTGAAGAACGTAGCTAACAGGATGTTGTCGGTTGTTGTCGCCGCATTACGACTGCTAACCAGTGTGTCAGGAACAGAGCCGGAAAAGGTTAGCTGCATTGACCTGTTTGCGGTTCCGCTGGGCCACGTCCCGACGATCGACAGCTTGAAGAACAAGGTTTTGTTCTCGTTGAACACAACCATCTTGTTGTTAACAGTGTCGAAGAATGGTGCCAACGTCCCGGATGACGGCGTGAGCGTTTTCAGCAGGCTAACAAGGTTGGTCGGCGCTGTCGGGATGGTTACTGATACGCCAGAGTAAACAACCTCTGACTTCTTGCGTGTGGTTGCATACTCCAGAGCATCAATGCGCGTTTCATGGTCTGAAACCTGCGACTCCAGCGACTGAACTCTGGTATCAAGCGACGCAATATCGCTTTCATTCTGAGTGATTCGTGTTTCATGTTCCTGAAGAGTTGATTCTGCCTGGCTGATTCGCTCCTCATGATTAACAAGCGTTGCTTCTGCAGCAGAAATTCGCTGCTCATGGTCAGCGAGAATCACATCCTGCTCATCGTTCCTGACTTGTGCATCATAAGCGCCCTGTCCGGCCTCGTTGGCCTTGTTAGCCACGTTACCAACATCAGTGCCCTGTGCGATAACGTAAAGCAGATACGACTGCGAAAAGATATTGCGTGGAAGGACTGATGTGTCGAGCCGTGTAGCCTGAATGATTACCGGCACATTGAGATTCGAATCCGCCATTACTCAATCCTTATCTGGCAGCCAGACAGAGTGACAGGTGACTTCGTGATAACGCGCAATTTGAATCCGACATTTTTCCTTATTCGCCCGACACGCTTCCACAAAACGCGTTTGTCGTAAACGAACGGTTCATTCTGCTCAATCATCTGCTCACGTCCGTAATTGATTCCGTCAGTGGTTGCAGAGAGGAACAGGCGGTCGGCGTACTGCGCAACGCCAGTTGACGATTCAACCTCAAGGTCGAACACTCTGGCGTTATCCGCTTTGAACAACGGAGTAAATAGCAGGTGTTCCTGCTGCTTGTCGTACTGGCTGCTGATATCGAACTGCAATTTCCCGGTCACGGACTCCAGCTTATCGCCGCACGTTATCTGATTGCCTTCGTAAATGAAGTCGATAGCGCGGTACACATCGTCATACAGGCCTGTTTTCAGCACACACCATTGCGGACCATTGGCGCTTGAAGATGCGTCGTACACAAGGACGTGACGCGAAAGATGGATAATCAGCAACTCATGAGCATCAAACCGCAACGATTCCATCACACCATCAGCCAGTTCATTAGCAGTGTAGGAGCGGAGGATTTTATCAATGCTCGCGCTGGAGATTGGTGATACCTGACCGGAGCCGATGATGTATACAGACGGAGCACCTGTTGCCGGATTGCTGATAAACGCATAGGAATCAGCAAACGGCGTTTTGCAGTAAGTTCCGGCAATGCCTTTCTGCACCATCAGTGATGGCTGTGCGACATACAAAGCGGCACCAACGGTGGTTGCCCCAGTCAGGGAAAAATATTCAATCGTCGATGAACCAAAGCAGACGATGAAGTCTCGCCATGCCCCTATGCCGATGATGCCGTCAGGCTGAGATTCTGCGCGATATTGTGCGCTGTAACGATCAGGATGCGATTCGTCTTCAAGGTCAGTGATAAACCATGAATCAGTGCCGTCTTTTGACCACGCATAACGCCCACGTAAGCGCGTAATGTCACGGACAGAACCTAACTCATACTGCGTGAATCCGCTGTCTGTAGGCCAGTTTGAGACGGTTTTAACCGTGCCATCATAGCGATACTCGACCAGTTGACCATTAACGCCTACCGCCTGTGATGTCCGACCATGAGCCAATGATACGCGACCACTTCCGGCGACGTCACCGACTTCGCTTTCGCCTTTGTAGAGCTTGCCACCACACACACGATAAACAGCATTCTGCGCCATGTTGTACTCGACGCCGCGCGATACGCCGTTTACATAAGAACGTTTGGCAATGCCCGGGAATGAGCGAAGATATCCGCTGCTGTTGAGGATTTCTTTGGGTGTAGCCAACATATTCACTGGCAGATAGTCGATATAGTCGGCGTTTCGAAAGTCTTTGCCGACACCTTTCATAAGCGGAAGTTGCTGAATCGGCATTTATTCACCTCACGTACTCGGATCATCTTTCTCGATGTAAAACCGATTCCACGTAAACGCGCTTTTGTTACCACTACCGCGAGGCATGTCATTTCGCCGCTCAAGTGGTGGTATTTTGGTTAAAGCGATACAGATTGTTTGATATGCACTGTCAGCAGCGGTAAGGAGAGCGTCTGACGGCTGAATGACGTTATCCATGCACACTTGCACAGCGAGTTTCAAAGCGACGCCATCATTTGCCCATGCAGGGATGCCTGAATCATCGTCAGGTAACGGCATGATGCCGTTTTCTGTATCAGCAAACTGATACCCAAGCTCGATACCTTTCGCCTGCCATTCTGCCATCATGTCTTCGAGGTCATTAATGGCATCTTCAATTGCCTGAGGGTCAGCATCTGTCAACGTGGCATTGGAATACAGCCCGGCTTTTCGTAAAGCCTTTAGAACGAGATCACCCTTCGTTTTCGCCATCTTCTTCCGCCTTAGCCACTTTTTGCTTCGTTGCGGTTTCTTCAGGAGTTTTTACCCAGCCTTTTTTCAGGTGAGATTTAACTTCTTCGTCATCAACAATGATGTAATCGACAGCAAACTGACCACAGGTGATCATGTTGCCCGGCTTATAGAGCATTGTTCGTGCCATTGTCTTCTCCCAATAAAAATGGGGCCGAAGCCCCACCAAAATTACTGCCCGGCAATAACGATGCCCGTATATTCAGGAACAAGTACAGAGCAACCGTACAGAGTGGTGAAACGCGCAGTGGTTACGCCTTTGATGTGGTCGAAGGCGTAAGACATGATCAGCGTAGCGCCCTGCTCGGTGGTTGCTGTCATTACCTGTGGACCCTGACCAGTCGGGAACGCCAGTTTGCCGTACATCAGCTCAACAGAACCATCAGCCCAGAACAGGTTAGCCGGTGCGGCATTTTTGTTGAGAATGGTAATTGCTGCACCATTTGCCGCGTTAGCATCAACGTTTGCATATGGTCGGCTGGCGACATCCGCGTTGTCAGGCGGCAGAATTTTCGGGGAGATAGTTACTGTCGTTCCGCTTACTGCCAGAACGCGGAATACCTGCGGCTGCCCGGTGGTATCTTTGGTGATCTGGTGTACAGAATTCACCCCTGCGATGGTAAACGCATCGCCAACCTGCAAACCTTCAGCAGATACCGTAATGGTCCCCTGTCGGTTATCCACTGGCATATCGTTAGCATCTTTCGCTTCAACCTTGTGCGCAGGTGCTGCTGCCAGCGTAATGGAAGTTGCTGTACCCTTCGGAACACGACCAGAAATATCGGTCTTGTAGCTATCGAAGGACGCAACCGGAGGGATTTGCGCTTTTTCGTATGCTGTCAGGGTTGCGCCCTGAGCATAGGCACGGTGACCAAGCTCGCCAGCAAGGTCTTTGTAGTTGAAGGGGTTCCAGAAAGAGCGACGGTTGATACCCTGAGGTACACCAATCGCCGTCATGGTGGCATCAATACCTGCCGCACAGTTCCACAAATCACGGCCCTGTGAACCTGTGGTTGAGTCAGCCATCGTGATCACGTTAGTAGCACGCTGCGTAACCATGGAAATCAGGTCAGAGTCAATCTGTGCAGCAAGGCGCATACCTGCGGCGCGACCAGCTTCAGTTTTATGTTCCGGGTCACGCATTTCACGCGCATCCAGAGTGTACAGAATGTTTTTCGGCTCCTTGAACACAGAAGGAACAAGGCGCTGAACCAGTGCTGTTGGCGTTTTGCCGCTGAGGTCTAGGCCTTCCTCAATGTTCATGTGGTAATGCTGCGGACGATACAGAACATCACCTGCTCGCTGCATTGCTGTATCACCGGGACGGAATTTTTTAGCGTTACGGGAAACTACGCAGGCGGCCTCAAAGCCTTCAACGTAGTTTTCGAACATGATTTCAAGGTCTTTTGCTAATTGGTTAGCCATGCTTAATGCTCCGATAGGTTATTTTTTTGCCTTTTTGGCGGCGAAATACGGCGTCCAGTCACCAGTTTCCAGCACCTTGGCTTTCAGTTTGTCGAGGTTGTTGATTACTGCGCCGTTGCTCCCCTTAACTGTCGGGGTTGTGGCTGCCGTGGTTTTTGCTTTTGGCATGATTCTGGCCTTCGATTCGATACGTTCCAGCAGACGACCAATTGCTACGGGGTTGGTAGCTTCTGCCAGTTGCTTGCGCAGTTCAGCGTTGCGACCGAGTGCCAGAACAACGATTTCCGGCTTCTCTGACTCAAACAAGATCGCGTTTTGTGTCTCGATGGGGATTTCCTCGAGTACGGCCTGCTCTGCTTCCTGATAGCCAGGAACTTTGAGAGCCTTAACACGTTGCTGATATTTGGATAATCGCTCTTGATAGGCAGCCTGAAGCTCCTGCTCCTTCTGCTTGCGAGCCATCTCCTGTTGCTGGTACTTGCCGTTATCCTCTGCCCACTTAGCCATGCGTTGCTGGTAGATTTCTTCATCGAAACCGATGTCCTCATCATCCAGTTTTGGCATTCGCGGTGGTTGAGTGATTACCGGCTGCTGCTCGACGGGTTTCTGAGACTGACGCATCAGCTCTTTCAGCTCGCGGTCTTTCTCTTTAATCGTCTTGCGCAGGTGTTTTACCAGTCCATGCTCTGCGCTATCTTCGCTGGTTGGCGAATCCAGCTTTTCGTCACCAAAGTAGAATTCCTGTTCTGATTCGTCGTCATCAGTTTCAGTAGCTTCCTCTGCATCATTGCCAGAGGACTCACTGCCATCTTCTGTTTCGACTTCTTCAGCCAGTTCGACATCATCAGGAATCTGCTCTGACGCGTCGGTTTCGATTTCAACTTCTGGTGTGTTTTCTGCCATCTGGTCCATTTGTTACCCCTGTTTACTCGATGTTCAGCCCATCGGAAGGCAATAGGGTGCCAGGCCTCATAAAGACAGCCATTGCACGTTATGGGTTAATTACTGCTGTGGTTGTTGCTGAGTTGATTTTTGCAGGATGCTGCTGATGTCCATGCGCTGCGCATGGCCCTGTGCCTGACTTTTCAGGACAAGCTCTGCATCAGCACGGGCATTATCTCCTTGCTGTTGCTGGAACTGTCCGAGCAGTTTCAGCGCCTCACGGATATCAGATTTTTGCTGGCTATCGGCAGATGCGAGGATTTTCACAACATTTGCCGCAGCAACCTGAGCATCCGTCTGTGCCTGGAATGCTTTAACCTGAATGGCTGCCTGTTCGTTCTGCGCTTTCTGCAATTCAGCCTGACCAGCAAGAAGCTGACCTTGCGCTGCAACCATAGCCGGATCTGGCTGACTGGCCTGTTGTTGTTTCGCCTGCTCAACCATCTGCTGCTCTTCTGGCGTTCTCGGCTTGATAACTCCAGACAGAAGCAACTGATTGCGGTTGTATTCTTTAAGGTCGTCCATCCCTTCGCCGTCCATATTGTCAAGAATCATCGACGATACAAGGTCGTGCTTCGGCGTTCCCGGTGGGATAAGTGCCAGCATGGAAAGTAACGACTTAACAGTTGCATCACGGCGAGTAGCGAACGACTGACCGACATCGACAGTCACTTCATAGTTGCCCTGCGAAAGGTCGTTAAGCGCGATAACCTGCCCTGTCTGACGGTCAACCACTTCACCAGTCATCAGCGCCACGTCATCGCTGCCGTCCTCATTAACGATACGCATCGGCGTATCACTGCCATAGACCTCACGCGCCATAGAAAGCCACACAACGCCAGCGCGACGCATGGATTTAGCCATGTTGTCCATGTAGATATAGGACTGCGTATCCATCCGGTTAAAGATGCTATCAACGGTATCGGTAGCGACGTTGCTCGGCATGTTCTCAAGCTGCGACGCACCTGTAATTTGCTGAATAGCCGTTCCGGTGTACTGCAATAGCCCGGCAAGAGCAGGTGGCATTTGTGTCGGAGGTGTCCAGCCAGCAACCTGAGCCTCTGAAATGACCGTTCCGTTTTTGTCCTTCTTACTGGTCATGGGAAGAACTGCAGGTCTTTTCTTATTCCTCTCTGCCCAGTGATTCATTAATGGACCGGGAATGAAATCAACATCCACGATAGGAATGCCATCACCGCCAGCCTGAGTAGCGTTATCTGCAATCATGGAAACCATCAGGTTCTCAAGACGCTGTGCATCCATCGCTTTTGCTGCGTGGCCTTCGATTCGCTCCTGATTATCAACAAATGAGCGACGCCCATATACCGGGATGAGAGGAATATGTTCACCCGGAATACGCTTCGGTTCTTCCAGCCATTCAGCGCCAGACAGAAGACCGCAATAAACTCGGCGTTTCTTCACCGTTCGCTCGCCAATCAGTTCGAATGAGCCATCGGTTAGCTCGTCGACAATATCTTTGATTTGCTCTTCATCATAGATTGCCGTTTCTCCGCTAACAGGGTTGCGCCACGCCGTGAGCTTCACCTTCTCTATGCGAACTTCGTAGTAGCGTCCAACATAGATGGCATCGGGCGTTGACCAGTCATATTGAGTGCCAGTGTCATCACGAGAAAGGCTTGCCGCGGTGGAATCAGGGTATTCAGCCTCGAACGCTTTGGGCGTCATGGAGAACATTTCCATAGCCCACATAGCATCAGAGCGGTCATATTGCTTGCTGTCCTGATCGAAGAAGACGCATGTTGCTGGGTCGTAAACCGGGAGAAGGCTTATACGGCGTTGCTCGTTACTCGGATCCATTTCATCTTCGTAATCGGCACACATGCGGAAACAACCGAATCCACCCGTTACAGCATCATCAAATGCGTTATCACACGCTTCGCCACCGGATGTTTCCTGATAATCAGCGCGGAATTTGCCGTTCATCTTTTCGGCTAACGCTTCCGATGCCTTGTCATCCTTCGGCCTGAATTTAACGCTGATGCGATTCTGCCTATACTCGCCAATGATGCGATCACATTCACGGGCAATCTTATTTAGTTCAAAGCGCGGATAATGCTCAAACCTGCCTTCATCAAATGAGTAACCAGCGTTTGTGCTGCCTTCCCACTGTGCGCCGGATACCCGGACGAAACGTTGAGCCTCAATAATCTGCTCACGCATATCCTGCGTTGCTGACCAGGCATTATCAAAGTTGCACAGCACCTTGCGATGCCAGTCAGTCATCTTTTTTTCTGCCATATCAACCTACACCACAAGGAATTGAGTAACTGGAATAGTCGGGTTGCGCAGCCGACTCCGGGCAATGCATACACATCATCAACGCATCAGCCAGGTTAGGAGATGGAATACCGAGCTTCTGCTTCATTTCGACCTTAGTCATTAGCTCCAGCTTCCCGTTGTTATTGAATTTGCGCTGAATCTGCGTCAGTTCTGCAAACAGCTTCTCCAGCATCTTCTCGCCTATCGCTTCTTTGTCGAAGCTCAGCATGTCGTCGGGGTCTGCATACTCACCGTAGACAACCGCCCGATATGTCAGATACAGCCTGTCAGCCAGCGCGTAATAGAATTGCGCTCGCTTATTGCGGAATACATCGCCAATAGTGCGAACGTTGTCGCCCTGTACGACTTCATCAGCCCATGCTCCGGCCTGATACGGCGCATCTTCATCGAATGGCGATTCGCTGCCCTTGAACATCGTGGCGGTGATTTTCTTGCCGGAGAACGCTTCCGTTGTCTGTCTGCGTAGCCCGGCACCAACACCATCACCATCTCACAGGTAATGGTCAGCGCCGTCTTCAATCGCCAGCGAAGTAGCCCAGTCAGCGCCCTCGTTGATGTCCATCAGCAGACCTTCGGCAATGCGCTTTACTACCGAACCGTGACGCGATGCATAACCTTTAGCATCTGGCCCTGTATCTGACGGGTCATGCGCAGAAACAACAGCGCCTTTCGCTTTCCATCCGAGTTCCTTGTGCGCATCGGTTGCGGCTTCAAGCCATTCACGTTTGATGATTGCCATATCACTTGCGCTTACCGGCTCACCCAGCCAGATGTGACGATACAGTGTCGGATTTCTGCGTTTGCACTCTTCCATCTCCAGACGGAGAACTTCAGGAAAGTGCGGGTTGTCGGTGTAGTTCACCGTCAGCAGACAAATATCATCGGGAGGATTTACGACGAACCGCTGATAGGTATCGTCGAGGATGTTTTTCGGGTTGAAGCTCACCCATATTTCGGAAAATGGCTTGCGGATGGTTGGGATCAGGATATCCCATGATTCCTTTGTTACCGCTTCCGCTTCTTCCACCCAGCAGATATCAATGCCTTCGAGCGATTTAATCTTCGTCGGGTTGTTTTTGATGCCGTAGAACATGAACTCAGCATTCGTTCCGAGATGACGAATCATTGAACGCTGAATTTCAAACTCAGCCGAATACCCTTCACGCTCGATGGCGTCTTCAAGCAACCGGATTACCGAATCGCTGATACTGTTTTGCAGTTCACGAGCGCAAAGAATACGCACAGGCTGCCGACGCGCCGCTTCAACAAGCAGCCTCGCAATTGCCCATGACTTACCGCTACCTCGACCGCCTTTGGCGACTTTGTAGCGATGCGCCTCAATGAACGGTTCAAAGATAGGATTAATCGAGGTCATTTTCCGAATAGAGTGCTCATCGGTGATGTTTCAATCTGGATTGCGCCGCCGTCTTTGCCGACAAGCTCGTTAGTTACCTTGTCGCCATACTTACGGGGATTCATTCGGGCCAACGCCCATTTGCGTGTATCAACGCGAAGTCTTGCCTTTGCCACCTCAGCAGCATCTGGAATCGCATTGTCAGCAATTTCGAATATCTCTTCGAAAATAGAATCAGCTCGTGCCTCAGTTGCCTTCGCGTACTTGTCGCGAAAATCCTCATGCTTTGCCAGCCAGCGGAAAACAGTGGACTTATCCGGCATACCAGGACGCTTACATACTTTCAGCAAACTTTCGCCAGAAGAAAGCAACGAGCAGATATCGTCAGCCACCTCCGGCATATAATCAGAGGGGCGACCAGCTTTTGGTTCAGTCGCCATATTCATCTCACTTAGTTGTTATTTCAGGCTGAGGACTCTTTCGCGCCTTCAATCAGTGACTGCTTCAGCAATTCGAGTGTGCCAATCGCCTCGCATAAACTGATTTCACCATCGTAATCATGGATGATGCTTTCCAGCCGCTCGTATAGCTCTTGAGTAATTGGGAATTTCTTCTCCTTGCCCAAATTGATTACGCGGCTCACATCATGCTCCGGTAGTGAACAGGTCTAACGCTTCCTTCGATTTACGCACCGCTTCGATAGTGCGGGTCGTGATATCTGAATTAGCGCCGCCTGACTGGAAGTGAATTTTGAATAGCTCAAGCTTCAGTTCGTCAGTGCCAATGAACTGAAATGCTTCTTCTGCGGCTGCGTTCTGGTTCATGACCAGCTTGTAAATCTCTAACTGGAATTTCTGTTCTTCAGTCATGGGAATAATCTCTGCCATTGTTGGCTCCGTTTATCCGTTAAAAGGGATATCAGTTAAGTTATCCCGTGTAGGGTATAAGCCATTGTCGAGACCACTCATTGAATGGTCTCTGCAATAACCGATGTCTTTCCATCAGTCCGCCACCACAAAGAATCTTTTTTGCCATAAGACAGGAGGTTCATCTTTCAGTGGCTGCCAGTGTTATTTCCCCACTTACTGGCTTGGGTTGTTTCGCTGTACTGCCGTTAATTAGTGACCAGAAATTAACTCCGGTTTCATTATCAAGCCCACCCGTAGATAGGCTTTGTAATGACATCTTCAATTAATCAGCAGTTCAGGCTGTGTCACCTGCAAGATGTATTCATGCTCGACAGCCAGGACACGCTTCTCTTTCTTCCGTTCGTTCATTAATCGACTGCCGATCGTACCTTTCAGCTTTGAGCGTGTTTCTTTGATGGCGTAGCGGTGCTGCATTTCTTCGCCAATTGCCATGCGGCGGCTCAGTTGCTCTGCCATCCAGTTGAATGCTGCGATATAGCTCTCCTTGATTGCTGCAGCAGCTTTCCCGGTGAACCCCATTACAACCATGATCCAGCCATCTTTCGTCAGGCTGTACATCGGGCGAACCTTGCCCTGTTCATCGATATAATCAGCCGACGCAAAATTGCGTTGGCTAAACTCACGCGAGCAATCAGCCTTAACCTGCTCGATTTTCCTGAGAACATCACCGTGTCGCTTGCCGAAGTACTTGGCAATTTTTCTGGATGTGGTAACGACCTCTCCGTTTTTGGCTTGCACCATTTCTCGGAAGTCGAAGGCTGGAATAACTGAATGATTATTCATAGCGTCTTACCTTTTAGAAAGATGAGCCTGTTCGCACAGAAAAGCCGCCCCGAGATGGTCGCCACCATATACGGCAGTTCTCAGGCTCAGCTTTCTGAAAGACTCGGGATTGTTACGCGCTGCGATGCGCGGTTTACTGCAGATGTAAAAAAGCCCCGCAAATGCGAGGCTAAATCTTGGTATTTGTAATGAACTGGCTCTTATCTCAACGCAGCCCCTTACCGCGCGCAAGATGCTCAATATCAAGCATCAGCAATGAGATGTTTAATCTGGATTCACTCCAGAAGTGATCATCACCCTGTCTACAGAGCCAGATGTGAAGGATGATGAGTAAAATTATCGCTATCATCGAAGGCATTGCGTCCTGATGTACTCCTGCAGGTAGTTAACCTGCTCGGTTATCCTGTCGATTCCACTTCGGAGACGGTAATAATTGAGTTCAGCATCTGCTGTAAGTCTTGGGCTTTCTCCATCGCCCATGCTGCTGGCTCCGGTCGTTGACTTTGCACAGGTGGCGGCGACTTGCAGGCGCTTACGCCCAGCAGAAACATCAGCACGGAGACTTTCGATAGTTGCGTTAGCATCAGCAAGCTCCTTTGTGTATCTGGCGTCAAGTTCTGCAACATCACGCTGACGCTGCTGCATGTCAGCGATGGTGGCGGTCGCCTGCTTCAGCTCACTGACTTTTTTATCGCGCTGCTCTTTGTAGGTCATGGCGTTATCACGGTAATGATTAACCGCCCACGACAGACAGACGACGATGCAGATAATCAGAGCGGAGATAATCGCGGTTACTCTGCTCATACCTCAATCTCTCTGACCGTTCCGCCAGCCTCTTTGAATTTTGCAATCAGGCTGTCAGCCTTATGCTCGAACTGACCATAACCAGCGCCCGGCAGTGAAGCCCAGATATTGCTGCAACGGTCAATTGCCTGACGAATATCACCACGATCAATCATCGGCAAAGCGCCACGCTCCTTAATCTGCTGCAATGCCACAGCGTCCTGGCTTTTCGGAGAGAAGTCTTTCAGGCCAAGCTGCTTACGATAGGCATCCCACCAACGGGAAAGAAGCTGGTAACGTCCGGCGGCTGTTGATTTGAGTTTTGGGTTTAGCGTGACAAGTTTGCGAGGGTGATCGGAGTAATCAGTGAATAGCTCTCCGCCAACAATGACGTCATAACCATGATTTCTGGTTTTCTGACGTCCGTTATCAGTTCCCTCTGACCACGCCAGCATATCGAGGAACGCCTTACGTTGATTATTGATTTCCACCATCTTCTACTCCGGCTTTTTTAGCAGCGAAGCGTTTGATAAGCGAACCAATCGAGTCAGTACCGATGTAGCCGATGAACACGCTCGTTATATAAGCGAGATTGCTACTTAGTCCGGCGAAGTCGAGAAGGTCACGAATGAACTAGGCGATAATGGCGCACATCGTTGCGTCGATTACTGTTTTTGTAAACGCACCGCCATTATATCTGCCGCGAAGGTACGCCATTGCAAACGCAAGGATTGCCCCGATGCCTTGTTCCTTTGCCGCGAGAATGGCGGCTAACAGGTCATGTTTTTCTGGCATCTTCATGTCTTACCCCCAATAAGGGGATTTGCTCTATTTAATTAGGAATAAGGTCGATTACTGATAGAACAAATCCAGGCTACTGTGTTTAGTAATCAGATTTGTTCGTGACCGATATGCACGGGCAAAACGGCAGGAGGTTGTTAGGGCAACCTCATGCCACCCGCTTTCACGAAGCCAGCCATTGCGCTGGTTTTCTTTTATGCAAAGCACACCGCACCGTAGCCACAGCGGATAAGGTGATTATTTTTGTCTGTCTGGTATTTGGTTTGATGTGCTTTCAGAAAGGCCGTGCTTAAAACGCAAAAAGCCCCGAGATATTAACTCAGGGCTTTATTTAACGAGTGCATTTATCCATCGTTGATGTCAAATTTACCCAACTTTATTCAAAAAGTCAATATCATGCCGTTAATATGTTGCCATCCGTGGCAATCATGCTGCTAACGTGTGACCGCATTCAAAATGTTGTCTGCGATTGACTCTTCTTTGTGGCATTGCACCACCAGAGCGTCATACAGCGGCTTAACAGTGCGTGACCAGGTGGGTTGGGTAAGGTTTGGGATTAGCATCGTTACAGCGCGATATGCGGCGCTTGCTGGCATCCTGGAATAGCCGACGCCTTTGCATCTTCCGCACTCTTTCTCAACAACTCTCCCCCACTGCTCTGTTTTTGCTATATCAACCGCACGGCCTGTACCGTGACAATCTCTGCATCTTGCGCCCGGCGTCGCGGCACTACGGCAATAATCCGCATAAGCGAATGTTGCAAGCACTTGCAGTACCTTTGCCTTAGTATTTCCTTCAAGCTTTGCCACACCACGGTATTTCCCCGATACCTTGTGTGCAAATTGCATCAGATAGTTGATAGCCTTTTGTTTGTCGTTCTGGCTGAGTTCGTGCTTACCACAGAATGCAGCCATTCCGAATCCGGCTTGTGATTGCGCCATCCCCATAGCAGCCATCACATCAGTACCGGAAAGAGAGTCAGAAGCCGTAGCCCGTGGTGAGTCGCTCATCATCGGGCTTTTTGGCGAATGAAATTTAGCTACGCTTTCGAGTCTCATGGTCTTCCCCTCTTGCCCTGTTTGACCATCAGGACGCCGTTAACTATTGCGTGACGCTCGCCTTTGCTGTCTCGGTTGTACTTGAGCACTGTTCCTCTTGCGCAGGAAAGCATCCTCGCCACTTCGGTCTGATTGCCTCGTGTCTGGATAAGAAGCTCTGGTATCGTTTGAATTGTGGCGTTCATGCGTTCTCCAGTTCGGTGATTTTTATTCCAAGCCGTCCGCCTGGTACTTTCACACCACGAATTACGCGAATGTCATCGAATTGCTCGTCGTCTTCCGCAAATCCGGCGTGGATAAGGGAGTCGAGTAAACCTTTCAGGATGTTGTCGAGGTCGCGGCGGCGGGAGTCTGGAACGTCTGCGATGACTTTGATGCGGAGTCGTGATTTGGTGAAAATGTCTAACTTAAGTTGGCGGATGATTTGCTGAACGTCTTCCCGGTATTTCTGGCCTTTATCGCTGATGTAGTATTGGCTTCCCCGTCTTCGCCAGTAGGTGTTCACCGACGGCGGGTATGGAAGCACAAACTGATATTCGTTCATGGCTTAATCTTCCCCTCCTTCAGCAGTATCGCCTGCGTTCTGATCACGCCTTCGAGGTGGTAAAGTCTGGCGTCTTTGTTGTCGAGATTATGGGTGCGTCGGTCGATTTCATCGTGACACGCACTACAAGCCCATGCACCGATCAGGTCGTCAGGCTTCATTCCCGTTCCGCAAATTCCAGCCATCCGGTAATGTGCCAGAACTGTAGTTTCAGGATTGCCATTGCATACGCCGTAAATACGTACCTGGCATTCTCTGCCGCGTGCTTCTTTGCGTAGGTTAGCCATTAAGCAGCCTCCCCTGTTACTTTCAGCATTCCGTTATCGAGCAACTTTCTGGTCAGCCACTGTTGACCACGCCCGGTGATTTTTGTGGTGAACGATATCTGTATTCCGTGATTTGTGTTGACCGCTGTTTCTTTCACTGTGAAATAGCCGCGATCCATATATTCCTGCATTGGCACATTGCGCCGGGAACCTGAAGCAATAAGGATTTTGTGATCGCGCATCCACGCAAACAGTTTGTTTGGACCAATTCCAACAACCTTTGCAAAGTTTCCAATCAAAATTCCGCTGGCCTCGCCAACGCGATCGGCAAACTCAACTTTAGGTGCGGCAATTGCGAGCTGGTTTTCCAGTTGCATTTTCTGCTCAGCAAGATCAGCAGCAAGGCGCAACGCTTCCGGTAGCGTTTTGGGGATATTAACCGCAGCTTCTTCAAGCTCTCGCCAGCGGTCAACAAGGCGAGCGGTGAACTCTGGCGACAATTGGGCGACGACAATAATGCTGTCTCGCTTACCTTGTTCGCCCTCGAAGACGTAATGCTCGTACTGAACATTGAACCCTAAGTTATTGATTCTTTCGGAAACCTCAATTTGAGGAAGCCGGATAACACCATTTTTAGCCAGCGTTTCGATGGTACGTTTCACATTGTCATGACGCTTACCAACCAACTCAGCGATTTCAATGCTTGTCATTTTTATGGCATTGCCATTTATTAACTCATTCATCGTCTTCTTCCTCGTACATTGAGCTATTCGGATCGCTCATCAGTTCTGCGCAGCAATCGGAGCACACGTGAACTTCAAGCACATGCAGCTTCTGACCGCAGTTAGCGCACGTTAAAGCTCGCTCGACGCTTTCTTTCTGGTATTGAATGGATTGGGATGGGCTAAGCATTATTGGATTCTCTGCATCATGAGAAAGACAATCATGGCGGCGCGGAGGGGATTTTCATGTATAGCTCGCTTAGATTTACAGTAGGCCACACCGCGTGCACCCCACTCGTCTTCATCGAGATTGATAATGCTAATCCTGTATTTTTCAATAATCGGCCATGCGTCTGCTGGGTTTGCGCATGGGTTAAAGGATCCGCGCTCAACTTCTACTTCAACTGCGTCTCCGTTTACAATGTCTCCCTCAAATGAGATAAACACCATCGCGCCATTCTCACCTTCTTTGTAATCCGGTGATCCGTTATGAATGGCTTCGAATACCGCCACGTTAATTTCAAAATCACTTAACTGTGAATAATCCATTGTCATTTCCTCGCACGATGTCTTAGCCACCGGATATCCCACAGGTGAGCCGTGTAGTTGAAGGTTTTTACGTCAGATTCTTTTGGGATTGGCTTGCGTTTATTTCTGGAGCGTTTCGTTGGAAGGTATTTGCAGTTTTCGCAGATTATGTCGGTGATACTTCGTCGCTGTCTCGCCACACGTCCTCCTTTTCCTGCGGTAGTGGTAACCCCCCTGTTGGTGTTCTTTCACACCGGAGACACCATCGATTCCAGTAAGGTTGATTTGGTCGGAAGCGGTTATCTTCTTTGCATTCACCGCACCGATAACATCGCATCATGCTGCCCGGTCTCCCCATCTCGCTTTCCACTCCAGAGCCAGTCGCGCTTCGTCTGACCACTTAACGCCACGCTCTGTACCGAATGCCTGTATAAGCTCTAATAGCTCCGCAAATTCGCTTACACGCATCCTGCTGGTTGACTGGCCTATTACCACAAAGCCATTCCCGGCAAGGTTAGGAACAACGTCCTGCTGCTTTAATGCTGCTGTAAAAACGCACTTCCAGCTTTCTGCATCCAGCCAGCGACCATGCCATTCAACCTGACGAGAAACGTCACCAAGGCAAGCCCAAAGCTTTCGATTCTGGTCTAAGCTGCGGTTGCGCTCCTGAATGGTTACTACGATTGGTTTGGTTGGGTCTGGAAGGATTTGCTGTACTGCGTGAATAGCGTTTTGCTGATGTGCTGGAGATCGAATTTCAAAGGTTAGTTTTTTCATGACTTCCCTCTCCCCCAAATAAAAAGGCCTGCGATTACCAGCAGGCCTGTTATTAGCTCAGTGATGTAGATGGTCATCAGAATCCTCCTTTCTTCTTGGACTGCGGTTCCTCGCGTTCACGGCGGCGAATTTCAGCAGACTGTTGGTCTGTGTCATAAATAGCGCCATTTGCCTGAATGCAATACACCGTACCGGTATTGCCATGACGATTGAGACGAAGGATTAGTTCGGTTTCACCAGGTGGAACACTGTCATCAAAAGCGCCTTCACGATGGATCCCAACCCAATAATCGCAATCCTGTTCAATCTGCCCTGTATCTCGTGAGTCACTTGGTAATGGGCGTTTATTGGTTCGGCTTTCCAGTGCGCGGTTAAGCTGCGTCAGAAGCACAACAACGCAATCAAGCTCTTTGGCAAGGTTCTTCAGTCCTTTGGTGATCATGCCGTAAGCAAGGTCGTTGCGATCGGCCTTCTCAGCGGTCATTAGTGTCAGGTAATCGACCAGAATCATGCCAACACATCCTTTTTCTCGCTTGATTCGACGGCTTTCGCTGACGATTTGAGCCAGAGATAATCCCGGCGTGTCGTCGATGTAAAGCAGGTCGATTTCACTCAAGCGATTTGCTGTTTCGATCGCCCTGTTGAAGTCACCATCGTAATCACCCTGATAGCCGTCATCAGCGTCATTTGTCGCCGGAAGGTAAAAAATATTCGGGTTAACACCTGACTTCTGTCCTACCAGTTTTTCCAGTATCTGGTCACCGGGCATTTCAAGGCTGAACATCAGAGCGGGCTTTTTCTCATGCACTGCGCAGTTGATTGCCATCTGGCTGTATAGCGTCGTTTTCCCCATCTTAGGGCGAGCGCCAATGACAAACAGAGAGCCTTTCACCAGACCTTTCGGTGACAGCATCCTGTCCAGCGATGGGATCCCTGTGCTCATTCCTCGTTGTTCACCTGACGGGTCAAATCGCTTCTCAAGGTCGCTAACCCAGTCTTCCATGACCTCACCAAATGAGCGAAGGCCGCGACGCGATCCGGTTTTTGCATGGTCTGTCAGTTGCGTGAAAATCGCCTGAATAGCTTCGTACTTCTGCGTTGCAGTCATTCCGTTGCGGGAATAGAGCAATTCCGTCGCTTCAGTCATGCGGTTGATGGCGTAGCGTTCCATTGCGGTTTCACGAACCTGCATTGCATAGGCAACGATGTTTGCTGCGCTTGGCGTGTTCTTTGCGATCTCAGCGATATAAGCAAAACCGCCAACAGACGCCGTTAACGATTTGCGCTCCAGTTCATCGAAAAGCGTCAGCCCATCTACTGGCTTTTGCTCCCGGTGCATTCTGGTTATTTCTTCGAAAAGGATTTTGTGTGGTCGGCTGTAAAATGAATCAGGCTTCAGCATCGCCAGAACTTTCCGGACGCGCTCACTGCTGTCATCATCCAGAAGCAATCCACCAATAACCGCCTGCTCTGCCTCGATGCTATGGGGCGGCGCATAAAAATTATCGGTCATCGTGTTCACCCTCACGAACTTTCAGGTAGGTATTGTCGTTAAGCAGGAAATCAAATCCCTTTTTGTGCCAGACGGTTCCGCGTTGATGGTTTGGGCGTTCTTCGAACATCCATCGGCAATTTTCGCCTACGTAGCTCAAATAATTTCTCCAGTCCTGCATCGTGAACCCATGCCCGTCAAGCTGGCGGGTTATCACTCCGGCTTTGCGCCAGAACGTTCGGATCTGGTTTTTACGCTTGTCATTCAGTGCGCGGATTCTTGGCGCTTCAGGAAGGATTTCGTGGTAAGCATCGACAACATCCTGACAGCTGACGGAAGGTTTTTTCTTGTCAGACTTTTTGTCTGCTGTGGCACTCTCTAATACGTCAGTATTAGAGATATTATTTATATTATTGTTTATGGACAACCGTTGGACAACCGTTGGACAATCTCCGCTGAGAGCCGCATCATTACTGGTGTTTGCGTTGGACAACTGTTGGACAACCGTTGGACAATTTTTTGCCTGAAAATCGTCATATTTAACGATTGTAAACAGGCTAAATTTCTTCCCCATCGAGCAAATATTAAGCATACCTTTCGACTCAAAAGTCCGTAATAAGCTCCGAACTTTGTTGTCGGGGATGAATGTTTCTCTGACCAGCGACGGGCGTCCAGTTATCATCTGACCGCGATCAACAGTTATCGGACCGATATCCGTATTGACGACAGTAGATTCGTGATTAGCCTTGAGGATTAAGTGAAGCCAAAGATGTACTGCCTGAGAGTCCTTATAGAGCCTGCTGTCCATAAACTGGCGGTGTATAGAGACATACCCCATACTGGATGCCTCCTGATGTTGTACAGGGTTATGCCTGTAATCAGCTAACTTAACGACGCCCATGCTTCACTCCTGCTTTGGCTAGTCTGTAAACACCAACAAGGCGCTCTGCGAACGCCCTGTTATTTGCTGCGGCTACCACTAATCCCTCAGGTGAATCAGGGTGTCGAATCTCTTCTTTTTCCTGGTATTTCTTACGACGTTTTGTCATAATTACTCCTGTGGATTGATCCAGTCTTTCTACATCAGGCCTCAAAACTGTTGCCGCAGTCTTGAGGCTTTTCTTTTGTCAGCACCATGGCTACTTTCTTTGCCAGTTCCGCCAATTCCTCGTCTTCAACACCCCACTCCAGCACAGCCAGAAGCATGGCCATCTTTGGGATAAAACTGTCTTTCCATCGCGAAATTTGCGATTCATTAATCCCTAACGCGTCGGCAACCTTTCGCTGACCACGTACAGCAATTCGATTTAGGATGTTGCTTGTAATTGCATTCGCTTTCTTGCGAGTACTTGTAAGTTGCATATGTAAGTATTTCCTTAACAAATAAGAAGTTATGCGCATCAACTTATGCGCGTTGTATTCCCGCATTTCGGCGGGAATGAGGACCATGACTGTTAAAGAGCGGTGTTACTATTTGTTTTTCTTGTTGCTTGGGAAAGGACGAACTTCCTCTCCAATCACACTGCCATCAGGCTTTACCGTAACCATGATGTTACGGCCTGCCAGAATGGCCTTGCTGATAGCGCACTGGATTACACCAAAGTCACTGGCTGCTTTAGCCTGTCCATGGATTTTGGCGTAATCGGCAAGTGTCATTCGAATCATATGCACTCTCCGTTATTAACCATGAACAAAGAATACTACAGGTATTCAAAGCAATCAATACTCAGGGTATTTTTAGTTTAAGTACCTTAGCTATTAGAATTAAGCTATGGAAAATAAAAAATCACTGACGACAGAACAGCTCGAAGACGCTAAGCGGCTTAAGGCTTTGTATGAGTCAAAAAAGAAAGAATTGGGAATAACCCAATACTCAATCGCTGATGAACTGGGTATCACCCAAGGAGCGGTAGGGCATTATCTTAATGGCAGAAACGCGCTAAACGTTGAGGTTGCATCTGGTTTTGCACGATTGTTGCAAGTCTCAATTGCTGATTTTAGCCAGTCAATTGCTGCCAAGGTTGCAGAACAGGCAGAAAGCCTTAAGAGCGATGCCAACGTAAGGTATGCAGGGGAATACAGAGCAGGAAAGAGGTATCCGGTGTTAAGCAGTATCCAGGCTGGCTCGTGGTGTGAAGCATGCGAACCATACACCATTAAAGACATAGATGTTTGGCTTGAGTCTGACGCGCATATTCAAGGTAATGCGTTCTGGCTTAAAGTGGAAGGTGATTCAATGACGGCACCGGTTGGGTTAAGCATTCCAGAGGGAACATTCGTTCTTTTCGATACCGGACGGGAGGCGATCAACGGCAGCTTGGTCATAGCAAAACTTTCTGACTCTAACGAAGCAACATTCAAGAAGCTGATAATCGACGGCGGAAATAAATACCTCAAGGGACTTAATCCTGCATGGCCTCTCGTGCCAATCAATGGAAACTGCAAGATTATAGGCGTTGCAATTGAGACAAAACTAAGGCTGGTTTGATCACGCAAGGGGCGATTATGGTTGGAACCGCTATAGCAAGCTTTTTGGGGATGTTGGCAATCTCAACAATTTACGGCTTAGCGCATGCTTTTATTGCGAAATCTCTATCAGAAAAAATAAGCCAGGCTTGGGCGCATAGATCAGCTCGTTTCATGATTCTGGTGATCATGGCAATACAAGGGATATCTGCATTTATCCTCTATGGATCAAGCTTATACCTATTGTATCAAGGCGCGACATTTACGTCTTACACCAGTGATTACGGAACTCTATACGATGGTAGTGAAGACATCTCTATGGCTTGGATCGTCTTTGGTTTATCTATGGCCGTGTCTGTTGTAGCAGACATCATTAAGGTAATTCTCGTCTTAACCTTCGCTGACTAACTCATAATCCCGGCAGCAATAGCTATCGGGATCCACTTCACATATCCCGCATAAAAAGCACTGAACAAGCAGACACCGAAAAAAATAAATATCTTTTGTATTCATTTGCTTATCATTATTTCACCCAAAATAAATACCTTGGGTATTTACACAATAAAATACCTACAGTATTCTTTAGCCATCAGCAGGACGCTGGAAGCCAAACGGAACAGCTTGGCAGGCTCTTTAACATTGATGGGATTGTCCCGCCGAAATGCGGGAACCAAAGAGTAGTTGGCTTTGGGGTGACGTGAAGTGCAGCTGCACGACGGCAACCGGAAGATAAGCACCCGGCGCGTCACCGCCAAAGTCAATCATCGGAGGTCAACATGACAGTAGTCATTACATATCTGGCTGACGATAACGCCAGAAATCGCCGCAGAGCACGCAGACAGGCTCAACGTGAACAGGCAATGCAAGAGCAGCGACTGGCGCGAAAAATTGCGCTAAAGCTCTCTGGTTGCGTCAGAGCAGATAAAGCAGCATCACTCGGAAGCCTTCGCTGCAAGAAGGCAGATGAATGCAGTGGAAGTATTTGCCTGCCAAACGTAGCCATTTACGCGGCAGGCTACCGGAAATCAAAACAACTGACGGCGAGGTAAGTGATGAATCAGACATACATTCCATCATGCTTGAGAAATCTGCCAAAGCAGAAAGCAAAGCCCCGCAAGCAAGCCATAAAGGACGCTAAGGCAGAGGTTATTGATCAAGCAATACAATTGCTCAGGGAGGAGTTAAGAAGTGGCAAGCTCGAAGGAATGATGATGCCCTATCAGCGCGGATATCTATCGGCGATTAGTAAGTTGGAAGTATTGAAGAGTGAATTATGAACTATCTGGAATTTCAGGATGGTTCATTGTTTTGGCAGCAAACCACTTATTTGAGGACTGATACATGAGAGTAAAAACCATGGGCGCAAGCCCATTAAGTGGTCGTATTTTTCAAGGAACATTAAACACTGAAAAAGGAATGTGGGTGGGAAAGAAAGAAGATGTAACCGAACAGGCAGTTAAGGCAGTAGCTGAACACATGATGATAAAAGATCAGAAATATGCATACGAAACGAAGGATGGCAAATGGCTGATAATAAGTCATCAAATAGTTGATAAATTACCAGAAGAGTTTGTTGATGGTTAAATTTGCTTTGGAATAAGCAACAGAATAAACACTGCACTGTGTATTCATTCCAACGAGTGAATACACGGAGCAATGTCGCTCGTAACTAAACAGGAGCCGACTTGTTCTGATTATTGGAAATCTTCTTTGCCCTCCAATGTGAGGGCAGTTTTTTTTGACGGAGGATATATGAGTGAAGTAACAGATTTAGTTGTTATTGAAAAAGCAAATGCAATGACTGTATTTCAGTCTGCCGACCAGATTGAAGAAATTCTCCAAAAGGTTGAACGTGAAGTTATGTCCTTTGTGCCTGATATCACAACGGCAAAGGGCAGAAAGGAGATCGCTTCTCTGGCGTATAAAGTTGCGCAGACGAAAACATATCTCGATGGTCTTGGCAAAGACCTTGTTGCTGAACTGAAGGAAATTCCAAAGCTAATTGATGCCAACCGCAAGACGGTGCGTGATCGCCTTGATGAACTGAAAGCCAAGGCGCGCCAGCCTCTTACTGATTATGAGGAGGAGCAGGCGCGGATTAAAGCCGAAGAAGAAGCTAAGGCAGCAGCTGAAGCTCTCGCAAAGCAAATTGAGTCTGACCATGAAATAGCGATTTTGATGGATCGCGAATTTGACCGCCAAAGAGAAGAGGCAAGACTCAAAGCGGAGCAGGAAAAGCGAGAGCATGAAGAACGCTTAAAAAGAGAAGCTGAAGAGAAAGCCAGATCTGAAGCCGAAGCAAAGGCAAAAGCCGAAATTGAAGCAGCAGCAAGGCGAGAAGCAGAAGCTAAGGCCGCAGCGGAACGTGCAGAGCGTGAACGCATTGAAGCCGAGCAACGAGCACAGCGCGAAGCAAAAGAGGCAGCAGAACGAGCTGAAAGAGAAAAGCAGGCGGCAATTGAAGCAGAACGCCGAAAAGCACAGGAGGAGGCTGAACGAATCCGGCGCGAGGCTGAAGCAAAAGAGCAAGCCAGAATAGCAGAAGAAAAAAGAATCAAGGACGAAGAAGAGCGTAGAGCAAAGGATAAAGCTCACCGGAAAGAAGTAAATAACAAAATACTTGCTGACCTTATCAAGGTTGGCGCATCAGAAGATGTTGCTAAAAATATCATAACAGCCATCGTAAAAGGCGAAGTATTCGCAACAAAAATAACCTACTAATAAAACCAACATAAGGAACCACCCATGATTTACGCAATCGCGGGAGGCGCTCGCATGGGTGCCTTCCAACTAAATGAATCTTTACTTGAACGAATCACCCGTAAATTACGTGACGGATGGAAAAGAGTTGAGGTCTTATTATGCGCAATGAAATAGCCATCAATCACCAGATGCTTCGTGCAGCACAAAACAAAGCAGTAATAGCCAGATTTATTGGTGATTCAAAAATGTGGCTTGAAGCAAATAAAGCGATGAAATCAGCTATCAACCTTCCGTGGTATCGCAGGAAATGAGTTTTACAGATAACTGGTCAGACGAAGAATTCATTCGTCAGATGAACAAAATGCTCAATCAGCACAAAGAACAGGAGAAAGATGATGATTCTGACTCTGAATGATAAGCGTGAAATATCGCAAATCATCGCAAGTTTTACCGATGATGATTACGAACGAATCAACAGTGAAGTTGATCGCCTCTGCAAACGTTGCGACCCAATAAGCGAAATGCTTCGCTCATATAAACCAGATGAACACACTAAGGACGCTATCGACTGGCTGGAAGATGATGACTGTAACTATCAGGAAAAAGCCGCTGAATGGTTCTGGGATGCAATAACCGAAAGAGTTAAGGCTGAATATGCCTTCGCAATATTTAAACGCAGACACATTTTTGGAGAAGCTGCATGAGCAATATCGTTGAATTCGTTAAACAGCAGGAGCAGTTATTCTGCGGAGCATTGACTGAACAGACGGTGACATGGGCTAAGGAAAGCCAGTTTGCAATTCAGTATTTCCAGAAAAATGATTACCTGGCTAAAACGGCTCTGGCAAATCCAACCAGCGCACAGAACGCCATCATCAATGTTGCGGCGATCGGCATCACCTTAAACCCGGCCAGCAAACTGGCTTATCTGGTTCCGCGCGACGGCATGGTTTGCCTTGATATCAGCTATATGGGATTGCTACATATTGCAATGGAGTCTGGTGTTATCTCATGGGGTCAGGCAAAGCTTGTTCATGCTAACGATACCTATGAGTCAAACGGGCTTGATAAAGCACCAACCCATAAATACAACGCCTTCGGTGATCGTGGCGATATCGTTGGCGTTTACTGCACAGTTAAGACGCCAGCAGGTGATTATCTAACGGAAGAGATGAGTCTGGCTGAAATTGAGGCCGTAAGGAAAACAAGCAAGGCGGCATTCAGCGATAAAGGGCCATGGGTAAATCACTGGAATGAGATGGCGCGAAAAACGGTCGTAAAGCGCGCAAGCAAGTATTGGCCTAAGGCATCACGCCTTGATAGTGCTATTCACGTACTAAACGAAGAAGAAGGCGTGTGGACCGAACCAGTTATGCCGCACAAATCAGAGGAAGATATCCGCGAAGATGAACGGAAACGCCAGCAGGAAATTATGGAAAAAGCACAACTTCTTTGTGATGAAATGGCTCAGGCTGAAAACATGGATGATTTGAAGCGATATTTTGCAGAAGCATATCGCCTGACATCTGGAATGAAATTGCAGCAGAACGTACAAGCTATTTACATAGAATGCAAAGCGAAACTGGAGGTTGCCAGTGAGCAAACTGTATGAAATTGCCAATGAATACGCAAAATTGATGGATTCAGATTTAGAGCCAGAGATGATTGCTGACACAATAGAAGGCATGGAAGGAGAATTTACCGATAAAATAGAGCAACTTCTCGCCATTATTAAAAATGAATCTGGTTATGCTGAACGCCTCAAGGAAGAGGCAAAGTCACTGAATGAACGAGCAGCAGTAATTCAAAATAAAATTGACAGCATCAAATCATATATAGCGTCATCGCTTGAAATGGTCGGCAAGAAAAAGATTCGAGCAGGTATTCACCATGTAACAATCCGCAAACCGTCAGAAATTGTAGAAATCATCGACTCAAGCGCCCTTCCTCCTGAATACGTTGAGTTTGAAACGACAATTAAAGCCGACAAACTGGCAATCAAACACCAACTAAAAGCAGGAATAAATATCCCCGGGGCTCAACTCAAGGTTGGGAAACCTTCACTTCTTATCAAATAACGGTATCGACTATGAAAAAGACTCCATGGGAGAAATGGGAAGTCGATTTCTTGCGCGAGGTAGCGGCGACAATGCCAGTTGAAGTTATCGCTGAAAAACTGGAAAGGACTGAAAAAGCAGTAATGGCGAAAGCAACAAGGATTGGCGCTGACATTGTTAGCCGACTTCGTGGAAGACGATGGACAAAAGCCGAAGTATCACTTTTCGGTAAGTTCTCCGCAGAAGAAATAGCAATTGCAACCTGCCGCTCAATTTATTCAGTAAGAGCTATGCGATACAAGCTAAAAAAACTCGATGAAGAAAGAGCAGGCATACGAATAAATTAACAAAGAGGAATTCACCATGAGAGGACTTGCATACAATCCCGGCATTCTTCCGGCAGAAATGATTATTCGCCAACGCGTAAAGCCAATGCCATCGAGAGAGGAATTACTTAAGAGAAATTCTTTTCCGTCAGTGAATCAAAACAAATATCTGAATGCGATGTGGCGTAAAGGAGGCAAGCAGTGAGTGTATGTCTTATTGATAAACGTCGACGTGGGCAACAAATACCATCTGTTGAAATGCCGAATCACACATGGTTTTGCGTACTTGATATCGATGGTATGGATACGTTGGTTGACACTCGTCATTACTGCGATACCGCAACAGCTACTCCGGCGAAAGCAAAGAAAATGGCTGCTCTGATAGAAAACTGGACTCCACCTGATGGTTGGTGCAATGGGAATGATCGAGATTGGCACGAAAAAATGAAGGGCTATATCTGCGATTTTTTACGTAAATGCAACGGCTTCAGGGTGATGTGATATGACCAAAATTAACTATCAGGCACTGCGTGAAAAGGCAGAGAAAGCAACGTGTGGTGTGTGGTCGCTCGAATATGGAGAGAGCCGATTTAATTGTGATGATGCGCTAATTCATCGTGAAGTTGTTGGATATCTTCCCATTTGCAGAATTGAAGGAGCGCATCCAGAAAGCGGTTTCGATGAAGATTTCCAAATGGAACAGCAGGCCAATGCTGAATTCATCGCCGCAGCCAATCCGGCTACCGTGCTGGCACTACTGGATGAACGGGAAAGGAACCAGCAATACATCAAATCCCGCGACCAGGAGAACGAGGATATTGCGCTTACGGTAGGGAAGCTGCTAATCGAAAACGGCCGGCTTGTTGCCGATACGCTACGCCACTTAGCTGATAACGAAATCGACTCTGATTATTTTGCTATCACCTCAACGAATGAGAACGGTACTGAAATTGATCATGAGATGGCTATTACCGATTACGCACTGCAAGCTGCCGGAACTGTAGACGAATTGGTTGCGGCGTTGGAATCCGCAGAGAAGCGCATTGCAGAACTGGAAGCCAAACCTGTAAGCCAAACTTACAAGTTGAACGAGCTATCGGGCAACTCTCCGGTGACTCCGGATAGTTGGATAAGCTGTAGTGAGCGAATGCCGAAAGGGTATGCTGATGTGTTAGTGACCGACGGCGAGCATGTCGAGGTTAAATGGTGGGATGAATCTGGGTATTGGAATAGTTGGACGGAACTTAACTCAGATATCCTTGCCCATGAAATAACTCACTGGATGCCGCTACCGGAGCCTCCGCAGGAGATGAAGTAATGGACTCCTTCGCGAAATATACGATTATTGACTGGATTGCCTTTCTTCAGGTTTTGCTCATCTGGTTTTATATGGCTTACAGGAGTGGACAGTGGATTGTCAGTGTAGCCTGTAGCAAGGGATGGCGTTGGTGGAACCGAAAGAATAAAAAAGCGCTGGCCTTGGATTCGTTTTACGAAGCATTCAATCTTAACAGTCTTCAGCCTGGTTCTGTCATTGTAGTCACCACTCAAAGCGGCATGACCATTCAGATTCATAAACCAAAAGAGGAAAAATGATGTGGCCTATATGTGTTAATTGCGGACGGATGTGCCTATCTGGATGGTGCCGAAAGTGCGACAAATGCACGAAGAAAAGACAATAACAATCCTCGCACTGACGGGGATTTCTTTTATCTGAACTCGCTACGGCGAGTTTTGTTTTATGGAGATGATTATGGCCTGTTCAACATTCAACCCTCTAACGTTACAGAAATACCAGCCAGACCCTGAAGATTTATGCTCACTGTGTGGAGGAAATCATGGTAAAGCCGCCATGATCGAATGTAAGGACAAAATCCACATATGCCTTAATTGCGTTGATGTCCTCGTTGATATCAAAAATGAAAGAGAAGATAAAAAGCGTAGCGAGGCTATTCGCGCCTTAGATTCATGGATGCGAGATGGGTATAGTGCTGCGCAAATTTATGACTTAGCCATTTCAAAAGGCGAAATACCAGGTGTGCGAATCGAATAAGAAGCGCACTCAAGCATCTTTTGGAGAAATCACTAATGCACTTCCGAGTCACAGGTGAATGGAATGGAGAGCCATTCAACAGAGTTATCGAAGCGGAGAACATCAACGACTGCTACGACCACTGGATGATATGGGCGCAGATAGCACATGCAGACGTAACCAATATTCGAATTGAAGAACTGAAAGAACACCAAGCCGCCTGATGGCGGCTTTTTCTTGCGTGTAATTGCGGAGACTTTGCGATGTACTTGACACTTCAGGAGTGGAACGCTCGCCAGCGACGCCCAAGAAGCCTTGAAACAGTTCGTCGATGGGTGCGCGAATGCAGGATATTCCCTCCTCCTGTTAAGGATGGAAGAGAGTATCTGTTCCACGAATCAGCGGTAAAGGTTGACTTAAATCGACCAGTAACAGGTAGCCTTTTGAAGAGGATCAGAAATGGGAAGAAGGCGAAGTCATGAGCGCCGGGATTTACCCCCTAACCTTTATATAAGAAACAATGGATATTACTGCTACAGGGACCCAAGGACGGGTAAAGAGTTTGGATTAGGCAGAGACAGGCGAATCGCAATCACTGAAGCCATACAGGCCAACATTGAGTTATTTTCAGGACACAAACACAAGCCTCTGACAGCGAGAATCAACAGTGATAATTCCGTTACGTTACATTCATGGCTTGATCGCTACGAAAAAATCCTGGCCAGCAGAGGAATCAAGCAGAAGACACTCATAAATTACATGAGCAAAATTAAAGCAATAAGGAGGGGGCTGCCTGATGCTCCACTTGAAGACATCACCACAAAAGAAATTGCGGCAATGCTCAATGGATACATAGACGAGGGCAAGGCGGCGTCAGCCAAGTTAATCAGATCAACACTGAGCGATGCATTCCGAGAGGCAATAGCTGAAGGCCATATAACAACAAACCCTGTCGCTGCCACTCGCGCAGCAAAATCAGAGGTAAGGAGATCAAGACTTACGGCTGACGAATACCTGAAAATTTATCAAGCAGCAGAATCATCACCATGTTGGCTCAGACTTGCAATGGAACTGGCTGTTGTTACCGGGCAACGAGTTGGTGATTTATGCGAAATGAAGTGGTCTGATATCGTAGATGGATATCTTTATGTCGAGCAAAGCAAAACAGGCGTAAAAATTGCCATCCCAACAACATTGCATGTTGATGCTCTCGGGATATCAATGAAGGAAACACTTGATAAATGCAAAGAGATTCTTGGCGGAGAAACCATAATTGCATCTACTCGTCGTGAACCGCTTTCATCCGGCACAGTATCAAGGTATTTTATGCGCGCACGAAAAGCATCAGGTCTTTCCTTCGAAGGGGATCCGCCTACCTTTCACGAGTTGCGCAGTTTGTCTGCAAGACTCTATGAGAAGCAGATAAGCGATAAGTTTGCTCAACATCTTCTCGGGCATAAGTCGGACACCATGGCATCACAGTATCGTGATGACAGAGGCAGGGAGTGGGACAAAATTGAAATCAAATAATGATTTTATTTTGACTGATAGTGACCTGTTCGTTGCAACAAATTGATAAGCAATGCTTTTTTATAATGCCAACTTAGTATAAAAAAGCAGGCTTCAACGGATTCATTTTTCTATTTCATAGCCCGGAGCAACCTGTGAACACATTTTCAGTTTCCCGTCTGGCGCTGGCATTGGCTTTTGGCGTGACGCTGACCGCCTGTAGCTCAACACCACCCGATCAACGTCCTTCTGATCAAACTGCGCCTGGTACCTCTTCTCGCCCGATTCTGTCGGCAAAAGAAGCGCTGAATTTCGATGCGCAACACTATTTTGCATCCCTGACACCAGGTGCTGCAGCGTGGAATCCGTCCCCGATAACCCTGCCTGCGCAACCTGACTTTGTTGTCGGCCCGGCGGGTACTCAAGGTGTAACGCATACCACGATTCAGGCGGCGGTAGATGCGGCAATTATCAAGCGCACCAACAAGCGCCAGTATATTGCCGTGATGCCTGGTGAGTATCAGGGAACGGTGTATGTCCCTGCTGCTCCAGGTGGAATCACTCTGTACGGTACAGGTGAAAAACCGATTGATGTGAAGATTGGGCTTTCCCTTGATGGGGGCATGAGCCCTGCCGACTGGCGTCACGACGTCAACCCGCGCGGCAAATATATGCCAGGTAAACCAGCGTGGTATATGTACGATAGCTGCCAGAGCAAACGCAGCGACAGTATCGGTGTTCTGTGTTCTGCGGTCTTCTGGTCACAAAACAATGGACTGCAACTGCAAAATCTGACCATCGAAAACACGCTGGGCGATAGCGTAGATGCAGGTAACCATCCGGCGGTAGCACTGCGTACTGACGGTGACCAAGTACAGATTAACAACGTTAACATTCTCGGTCGTCAGAACACCTTCTTTGTCACCAACAGCGGTGTGCAGAACCGTCTGGAAACCAACCGTCAGCCGCGTACGCTGGTGACCAACAGCTATATTGAAGGGGATGTGGATATCGTTTCTGGTCGCGGCGCAGTGGTGTTCGATAACACCGAATTCCGCGTGGTGAACTCACGTACCCAGCAAGAAGCATATGTGTTTGCACCGGCTACGCTGTCTAACATCTATTACGGTTTCCTCGCCGTAAACAGCCGTTTCAATGCTTCCGGTGATGGCGTGGCGCAACTGGGCCGCTCGCTGGATGTTGATGCTAATACCAACGGTCAGGTGGTGATCCGTGATAGCGCCATCAACGAAGGTTTTAACACGGCTAAACCGTGGGCCGATGCGGTGATCTCTAATCGTCCGTTTGCGGGTAATACCGGCAGCGTAGATGATAACGACGAAATACAGCGCAATCTGAATGACACTAACTACAACCGCATGTGGGAATACAATAACCGCGGCGTGGGCAGCAAAGTGGTTGCAGAGGCGAAGAAGTAA